TTAAACAACTCTATGATTTATAGAGGTGTAGAAGGTACGTCCATCTAAATTTAAATCAACTTCAATTCCAGAGGAAAGAAGAACTCTTTTGCCAACTTCAACCATTTTAAAACCTTCACGTGTGCTTTGTATTTTATTTAAAGGAATTAAAGACACAAGAATTTCTGTACCATTTTTAGATTTTGCAATTAAATCATTTATTTTTAACAATTTACATCCTAAATTTAAAATTATCGACAATCTTAAAATTACTAATAATAATTTTTAAGAGAAAATAAAAAGCACTAAATAGTGCTTTTATTTAGTACTGCTTTTAACTACTTATAGAGCAACAATATTTACAGCAGTTGGGCCTTTTTGACCTTGTGCAATACTGAATTCAACAGATTGACCTTCAGATAGCGTTTTGAAACCTGAGCTAGAGATTTCACTAAAATGAGCGAAAACATCTGGACCAGATTCTGGTTGAATAAAACCGAAACCTTTAGTTTCGTTAAACCACTTAACAGTACCTTTCATGATATTTGAATTAGACATAATAAATCCTATTTATTTTAAAATTTTAGTCATTTTATTGACTATCGGTAACATCGAAATAATAAAGAATGGAGCTTAAAATCTGAAAAAAACGAAGGATTATGACTAATACTGCGGTACTTAGAGAAGATTTACCAAACATAACTTTTTCTAGTTAAGTAAATTATATATGAAAAATAACAATAATCAAGTTTTCTTTTATAGTTATTTTAATTTTACTTATAGAATTGGATTGTTTTTAAACTTACACATTGAAAATTATATGTTTTTTACCCCCTAAAATCTAATATTATTTTTTACACGCAATAAAAACCTCATTAGTAAATTCTACTTTTTAATATTATTTATTTCCATCAATTATACTGACCAATATAATTCATAATGAATTTTTTGATAATTTATTAAAAATTACCAATTGTTTTTTAATAATTAAAATTTCATATGTCTTAATAAAGCAACTTTTAAGAACTGTTTTTGAAATATGTAATCCTTAACCTTCAATTATTTTTAATGTTTTAATTAAAGAAAACCCTCACTGAGAGGGCTTTATTCTTCGCAACATTTAAAGCGCTACACTCATTGTATTTGGCAAGAGTATCAATAATCCTAATTGTCATATGCTAATTTAAGTAGATTTAAAAAAAATATCTAAGCCTAACGTTGATTCCCTAAAGGGATCAAAGAGAATTTTTTCATTGCACTCAACAGCTTTTTCTAAAAATTTTATTATTTTTGAAATTTCATTTATGGAAACTGGATAAATTTCGATTAGCCTCTTAAACTCATTGATTAATTGATTTAGCTGTCTGTCACTAAATAAATCGTAGTCTACATAAGAAAGTTCAGAAATAAGTGGGAGTGTTTCTTCATCAGAAATTGAAACTAAAATATCTGCAAAATTTTTTGGAATCTGATAGGCGGATAGAGACTGTTGACCGTCTTTAACTGGATTAATTGTCCAAATATGAATTAAATACATAGTTAGAATTTTGCCTATAGCTTTTAATTTTCATGCTTTTATATCAGTATTTTATTTTGTATACAACATAATGATGATTATGCAAATTTACCCTCACTTAGAGGGCCACGCCTCACTCAATCTTTCTGCATCAGCTGCGTGTCCATCAGTTGATAGTGCTTTAGCTTAACTTCTCCCTTTCTTTAGGAATCATAAAAACGCGGGGAGGAAATTCCTTAAAATCATGATTTTTCAACTTATCAATACAATATTCCACATAGTAGCCTAGTCTCATTAGGAAGGTTAGAATACAAGAAAGGATTAAAAATTTCCTTAGAGCCTTATAAAAGTTTGAGTGAGTTCATGTTTGATATCAATGATGATTTAAGAAAAATTGAAAATACTAATTTTTTTTCTAAAATGGGAATTAACAATATCGATGATGATAGAGTTATTTTAATAGAAAATTTAGGTAAAGCTTTTTTAAGTCATTCAGACGAGGACTTTCAGGGAAAATATAACAAACTTAGATGGTTACCATCAAGTATTTCCCAAGAAGACCCATTTTACAAAAAACAAAAGAATACCTCAGAATTATTGAACTTGAGAAAATGTATTAATAAGAAAATTTTAAATGCAACAAGAGACATGAATAAGGAGTTGTTCATAATACCTCCACATGATTTTAGTCTTGCAGCTCGAGATTCAATTTGTTTCTGTTTCAGACAGTTAATGACTGAAAGATATTTACAATTAGGTCAAAAATGGGAGTTTATTGCTGAGTTATATTATTTAGGCCATTATCCTATTGGATATATTGACAATAAAATTGTAGCTATTTAAGCCTTATTCTTTATAAATCCATCACAAAGGCAAACTTGAATAAGCATAAAAACAATGAATTATATAATTTTAGAACTTTGGCCATGTGAGGTATGAGGTTTGGCCAAAGTAATATTTTGCAAATAATGCTTTAGGCTTCATTCACTTTGGTAGAAGTTACCCCACTCAACACTGGCAACTTATACCGCGACTCGGCTGGTCTATTGGTTTTACCATACCAGCGGAATTCCTGAAAATCTGACTCATTATATAGTGCATAACAAACCATATTTGACTGATTGCCGCCAATACAAACCAGCTTACCAGTTTTGATATCTCGACCAGCAACAAAGCATACATGACCACCACCGCTACGAGTTTTAATCGCTACGCAACCATAAGCAGGTTTTAATAGTTTAGAGCCATAATTGACATAATCTAATGCACGGTACCAGTGCTTTGGATATGCAATACCTGCAGTCTTCAGACACCAAGCCACAAAAGTACCACACCAAGGTGTTTCATCTTCTTGCCACCAAGCACCAAGCGATTTTAGCCATTTTAGGATTGTTGGGTTATGAGCTGTTTTGCTTGTGTTTTCTTTTAAGCCTAAATGCTTCTTGGCTTCAATCATCCAAGCTAAATCATTTGTAGTGGATACTGCTACCGATATCAGTGTATTGACACCTGTTAAATTCAACTGTGGTTCATGCAACTCAGGCTGTTTTTTCAAACGTGCTAAAATCATAGCAACACCAACAAAAGCGCCGACGTATTCTTTCCAATTTTCAGGAATTGAGTTTTTAATTTCCTGAGGAATCAGATTCCAAATCATTAAAAAGTGCTCAGAGAATAAGCTTAAGGCAAAAAAAATGGCGCTTAATGCGCCGATCTGTACTGATTTAAGTTTGTATGACTGTTTCCAGTTATCGATTAATTTCATTTGATACTCCACGTGTTTGCTTGACGTTTTAGCCAAGACTCAATAAATGTGCTTCCTAAAATCCCTAATGCCGATGCTATTGCAATCAATGCAAGAGGATTGATGTCAGGAATCTGTAAAACAATTGCTCCAGCGATTGTTGATGTTGCACCTCCTAAAATCGTTCGACCTATCGCTAAACGCCACGTCAGTTTTTCATCAGAGACAAGCAACTTAGCAAATCCAATACACAGCCCTACTACAAGAATGAGTAGAAAATTTTTCTCATGCTCCTGCATGAATCCCCCTAATTTTTGGCAATAAAAAAGCACCCGGTCGGGTGCTCATATTTGGTTAATTTCATACTTCTATCTGAACCACAGTGCCCTGCGGTGCAGATCTTTTGATTTCATTATTTGAGATAAATACTCGATCACCCGTTTTGTATTCAACTGAACTGGTGCACATCACTAAGCCTGAATTATCAGATACTAAGATTTTGTAATTTGGGTGATTTGATGAGGTGATTTCACCTACAAATTCTGGTGTTTTTGGCATTAAATCCATCAATCGTTTTAGTGCATTACTCATTGACTGTGCGCTCCACCTTAATTGATTGGCTCACAACAGAATAAGTAAATGAAACACTTACAGCATCAACTATGCCCCACCACTCACCATTAAATGCCAAAATTTCACCTGGTACACACTCACCGATTTCATGAGTAATTGGAAAATCAAAATCATGAGATTCAACTTTGCCTGACTTAGCTAGCTTAGATTTACCAAATCCCCCCATACTTACAGCATTAAATAAAGGGTTACTTACTGGCTCCAATAAAATGTCACCTGCAGTATTGCGTCTACGGATTTGACCAACATTGCCGTTTCTAGGATTTGTTAAAGTGATTGCGTTAAAATCCAGCAACTCATCAAAACTATCACCATGTTGAATCACAATGCTTTCAGGTAAATTTCGATCATAGTCATCTAAATTTAAGGTATCCCAAAAAGTCTTTTTATAAAGTGGTCTGATTGAAAGTGTATTACTTCCCTTTTCACTATAAACAAAGCCACCCCCAGCTTCAGCGATAAGCTTAATCGCATCGATTGGCGCAAGATTCGTATAGCTCAAGCTTTCAGTTTCAACAATCCAGCCGAGCTCATCAATAAGCTGCCAATCCAATGCTGTTTCACTACTCACTCGATCTAGTTCAGCTTGAACAAGTTGCACTGAAGTTCGTTCATTCTCTTGTAAGTAAGAGCGTACCGGTGAATATTTACTTTCAAGAAGTGCCGTTGGACTTCGTCCAGTTAAATTGTATGTAGTATCAGCAAATTTTTGAGATTTGGAATATTCTTCATACATCATCATGTGAACATTTCCATTCACATTAATTTTCAATACATCTCCTTTTTCAAGTTTTGTCATTTCAGGCTCTGTGACAGTAAGACTGTATGACCAACACCATCGGCTACGATCTGTGCTGTAAGAGCCATTAAGCACCTTAATTTCTTCATTAGTGCGCGTATTAACAATCGATACGTCATTCACGATATACCACCAATTTTTATTAACTATTGAAGAGATACAATCATCAACACCAAAATTTAATATGAGATTGTGGGCATCAATTTCAGTGCAAGCACAAACAAAATTAAAATCTGTATCACCTTCAAACTGCGGTTTTTCAGGTTCTGGCCAAGGGGTAATAGAGTGCTTTCTATAATGTACTGGCTTGGCTTTATCCCAAACAAAGTTACAAGTCGTAACCAGCTCCAAGCCCTTATCCCAATCGATTTGATATTGCATTTCAAAGTACTGAGCCACATCAAAACTACATGTAAACTGCTTACGTTTACGAACCAACTCAACCCAATCTATAGACTTTTGAATATGTAATTTATTTGACTCCTCAAAAACCAAAGATTTCGTTATTTTAATTCGCTCATTGTCTTGCCATGCTATGCATGAATCTGATTTCAATCCTGTAGATTCCTCAAAGATCAATTTAATCGAATGGCTGAGACTTGATGCTTGATCATGCTTTATCTTTGATTCATGAATAATGCTTAAACCATGGTCATAAAAAAAGGCACTATTGAGCGCCTTAAGAATGGGTTTTGAAAACTTGAGTCCTTTATTGCTCAATATTTGTTTAGTGAGTTGATAACTTGCACTAAGTTCAGCAAAGACACCCAGATTGAAGTTAATATCAAATTGTGCATTTAAGTTTGGGATGAAACTTGTATTAAAGTCAGCTTCAATTGTGCAGAACTGATCAATTCTAGTGGCTTCAATTATTGCAAGAAAACTTGTTGAGACTTCACACACCAGATGACTAATCTGACCTTGAAGCACTTCAATTTCAGCACCAAACCCATTCTGTAGTTCAGCATCAAGAAGATTTAAAGTGAAGCTCTCAGCAAATATTTCTGAATTAAATGCTGTGTAGATCTCAGCAATTAATGCGGCTTCTTGAATCTCGTCTAAACCGAAATTTAATACAAGATTATGAGCATCAATGCTTTGAAGTTCATCTTTAAAATTAAGGTTAGTTTGCAATGGATCAGGTGGCGTATAGTTTGGCACATCTACACCCCTTTATTTATTGAAGCGTTGGTTTTAAAACAATGGAATTGAGCATTAATGTTGATCCAGCCACCAAAGTTGGATTGTTTAAAGTGATATGTGTGCCCACTTCAAAATCTGCAACCACTTTGCCTGCAGCTGAAAATAATCGAGCAAAAATAGCTGTACCATTTCTCAGTACGATTGCTGCATCAGTTTGCTGTAGCTCAATGCTGTCTGCATTTAATTTCTTAAAACATGGCTTTGGCAATGTCATTGTAACCAGACGCTTTGATTCATCAGCTTCAATTGTTGTATTAGCAGGCTTATCACTACTATAAAAAACAAAGGTAGCATTTTCGCTACCTTGATCAATATAATTTGTCAGAGCTTGAAGTTGAGTAAGCCCAGCTTCAATTGATGGTATTACTGCACTCATTTCGCTTTCACTCCGTCAGCAATTACAGCGTTATACTCTCGTTTGGGATCAAAAGCCGTTACAAAGCATTCAATTCCTACAGCTAAGTTTCTAAAAGCATATGAACCATCGGACTTGGATAAAGTGGTCCACAAAAGCTGTTTATTACTTCGCTTAAATACACAAACTTCAACACCCGGATAAATCACATTTAATTTTTTGGTGCTTCCTTTGATTTGTCCAAAGCCCTGATCATCATTTGCAACAGTAATAATCGGCCTTTGTAATTTCAGTATTTTATATCCAAGATTTTTAAGCCTTTCGTAATTAGGATTGTACCCACCAGCAAAAACCCGCATTATTTTAATCAATTTTAATCTCCTCAATAGGAAATACTAAGAACGATGTTCTTGATCTATCCCCTCCACTTCCAGAATTTGAAATAACAATATTTGAGTTTAAATCTATATCTTTTGTAATAAGAGGTAGATTTGTTTTACCTAAAAGTGGTGCATTTGCATCATCACCGTACATACACATGTACGCACCATAACAAAATCCCAAATGTTGAGAAGTGGTTCGTTCAAAAATTTGCAAAGGCATTGCTGTAGTTGTATTAAATGAATCGATTGAGGATGATAAAACTGAAGATATAGCCTTATTGTTGCCGTCCGTTAACCCATTTAACAAGTAATTCTTATTTTCAAAAACTACTCGAATATTTCCAACTGTTGCATAACCATTATCACTGTAACTGTAAAAATTTCCGTAATTACTTTCACCATAAGAAACAGTAGTTGAGGTGGTTTTTCTTGCAATGATTACCGGGTAGCTTAAAGCATCATAATTTAAGGCAGCAACTGGCAGAATTGCATAAATTTCAATAGGGAATGGGGTTGCCCAACATGCTAATATTGCAAAATGGTATTTACTGCCAACACACATAGCTTTGCCATAACTTGAATAACCTTGAGCATAGGTATAGTTGTTTGCTTGGTTACTGGCTTCATATCCATCCCATCGTGGTAACCCCCAAGCACTAGGAGACATTACATCCTTAGTCAATTGAAAAGCATTAAGATCATTAATAAAACCTGTAGAAGAGTCAAAGGTTTTCCCAATACAAACAGCTATGGCATTACGATGATCAACATTATTTTGAAAACACAACCTTACAAATCGGTCAGTATCATCAATATGTTTCATCTTATAAACATGAATATTTGCTAATTCATAAACTAGTTGCCAGCCAAGTGGCGCAACAAATGTAGTAAACCCGCCTGAAATGTTTGTAGGTGCATTGTCTACTGTAAGTGTCACAGTATTGCTTGTCACACTATCAATCACATATTCGCCAGTTAAATTAGCAGCATTTAACTTAAGCACCCGGTCAGCAACATAACCATGATTTACTCCATAAGTTAAGACAACTTGATTGCCTGTAACCACTACACTTGAAACAGTCTGTGTGTTATATCCTTGGGCAAGCATTTTTTTAAAGCGATCGGGGAACAGATTTTTAGAGCCTGCACAAAAATCCAATCCAACATCCGAAAAATCAAATATTTTGGTTTGCGTTTGCTTCATAGCCATTTTTATTACTCATAAAAAAGACCGCTTAAAGCGGTCATATTTGAACTAAGTTTAAATTATGCGATCAATGTCACCGCGTAACATAACTTGGAATTGATCTGTAAGCTCAGTTGGTTCTGATTGTTTGACTGTGCGTATTGCCCAGACTGGGTACATTGCTGAGATCGAGTTAAAGCGCAATACATTACTATTCGCCCAACCTGTACCCCACCCCTCTTTTTTAATCACAAAATATGGGACCAAAGTAATCGGATTGATTGGCGCAAAATCAGCATTTGTGCTTCCTGTACCCACTTCACCCGAATATTCACCCACACATTTGAAAGTTGTACCACTAACAAACACAATCGCCCAACGTTCTTGGATTGCACCTTTATTCGTCATTTGGATCGGATAAATCGCATCATTGTAATTAGCAGAAATCGCACCACCAGATGCCTCATCTGCCCAAACATTATTCCACGTCTGCTGAACAAATTTTTGAGTGTAACGCGCCTGCATTTCATCAATAACCAAAGCCGATCCTACAATGGTATTTTCTGCATCATAGTTATGTGTAAGTTGCTTAGTAAATGTTAGTTGCCCATTGATCTGAACATCACGCAACAACCCCATATCTTGATAGCGATATTGAGCTGTAAAAGGTGGTGTAAGCGCATTTACTGCAAAGTCACCAGATAATGTGAATTTACCATAGTCATAATCAACCACATATTGATCAAATGGAACTTTTACCCCTTTTGAGTCAATCAATTCACACCAGGAGATACGAATATCGGGTAGCTGATACGTTTTACCTGCCACATGATCTGGCATTGCATAATCCTTGCTCGCACTGACAACGCAAATCCCCCCAATTCTGAAAATTGGCACTCGTCCGTCAAGCGGTAATCGAGTTGCTGATAATCCTAAAATCTCTGCATCTAAAGGGATGTAGGTATAAGCTACAGCGTTATACCGAGCAGATGATGCATCAATCCACACGGGTACGTTTAAATACGTCTTTGTTGCTTCCTCATACTCAAGTAGTGGTTCATACCATGGTTTAGCTTCAATCTCAGGTCTATTCGCCACAGTGATTTCTGTTTTAGTATAAAAGTAGATCTCTACAAAGCCAGTATCATAATTAATCTTGCCGTGTGCCCGACTTGTTTCAATCACCCCATTTTCATCTGCTGTTAATGTCAACTGACCTAAATCTAAAGATGCAATTACAACAGTTAAAGATTGTGGTCGAATTGGAATGATTGGTGTTCTGAAACTAAGTTTATTTACAGGTCGGCAGATCAGTTGTTGTAGTTAATGATTGAAGTACAACAGTGTTGTCGATGTTCGGCGTCCACGTATCGAGTTCAACAACACCATTGCCGTAATAAATTACTCCCGATGCAATACCACTATTTGTTGCAGGATCTACATTTCGATATAAAGTGCCTGTGCGATCAAGAAAAGTATCATTTCCTATTTTAAAACGAACTGAGCCATTTAAAATTTGCTCATCGTATCCAGATGACAGGTCGAACTTAACTTTTTCTGCAATGATATTTTGCGTTGAAGAATTCACACTTGATGTATCACGATAGCTCACTTGAATATTTGTAGCAGAGTAAGCCCTTAATTCAACTTCTTTGCCTTGAATACTAGAGGCTTGTGGTGAATAAAATGACATATTTCCTCACTTATGCTGTTCCGTATACAGCAGTAGCGGTATAAAGAGTCTCGAAAACTCGTTTAATTAAATTGGGGGTGACTTCACACTGACCACTGGCATATGTGATTGAGCCTTGCACTTGACCTTGGTCATTGACCAAGTTTCCAACACTTGAACTAATTGGCGTATCTGTAAGGTCCACATAATCTGTCGATCCTTCAGGTGTGCTTACAGGAATCTTTAAACTCACACTATTGGGTTGAATGGCTGATCCAGTACCAATGGTAAATACAAGTTTTTGCCCAGCATCTGGTTCAATATTTGTTCTATTTTGAGTTTGCTGTGGTCCAAAGTTATAGGTCACAACAAAACTAGTATTTTTCTGTGGCAATTTCACAGGGATGATTTCACCAATACCGGTTGTGTAATTAATTGAACCTGCTGCATCCCCAGTAAACTTACCTTGTGCATTGCTGACTGCTTTTTTAGCTACACCATCAAGCAACCAATCTACAGTTACACCAGGTGCAATCCCCTCTTTTTCTAACTTGAAAGCGAACGCTGCTTTATTCACGGGCAAATCAGAACGTGTGAATGTGACGATTGGCGTTCCCCACAATAACAATATTGGTGAGTCAACATCTGGTAAGGCGCCTGCTGTAAGAGTCCAAGATCCTGTTTCATAATTGATTCGACCTGAACCAAATGAGGTGCTTGAACCTTTTAACTGCCCCGAACCATCATCTTTTAACTCATAGAACTTACCTTGAGCCATATAAGAAATGGACAAACTTCCTGGTGCAGAAATTGGAACTAAAACACCTGTCCAGTTTGTGCTTTGATTATTTTGCGTGACTGGAATGGAATAGCTTTGAAAATATTGGCTAGGTGATGCAGCAGGTGTAAATGTAATCTCAAGTGTCGTGCTTCCTGTCCCTGCTGATGCTGTCCATTGTATTAAGCCACGCTGATAGTCAATTGTTCCAACCTGAGTACCTTGCACATTCTTAAGCAATCCGCCCTGATCTATAACTTGCTGACCAAATAAAGTGAATGCAACACTTGAAGGCATTACACTCGAGCCTAAATAAAGATTTTGGCTTGTACTTACTATTGTAGAAAAGTTAGCAGAAATTGCGCCTGAATTACCCGGTACCAAAACTACGCTCTCACCTGCAGCGTTGACATCAACTATCGGTGATTCAGTTTGTGCCGATGGAATAAGCTGAGTAAACACTTCGCCCACATTAACTGTGTATTCACCTAGTTGTGCATCTGTCTTTAGCTTTTTTGATGAATAGTACAGACCTGTATCAGCAACCAGTGTGTCACGTATAATGGTTTGGCTTTTCTCGCCTGAATACCATTGTTTAGCAGAAAGTCCGACATAATCTTGATCAAGCGGATCGTTCAGAGAATAAGTTGCAACTTTATACTCAACCTGTTTACCATCCACAATCATTATTGCAATACGAGTTTCAACTTTGGTAATTCGTACATATTGCTCATGTTGCAGCGCTTTCCCTTCATTCGATACAAGTACAATCGTATCACCCACAGAAGATTCAACCTCTTGCGGAAACATAACCGCTTGAAGGATCTTCATGCCTTGATAGTGTGTGTCCTGTGGAATACCCGCCATTTGACCACCTTTAGCCAAATAGTTTTCAATGCGGTTCTGTG